GCCGCCCGCCACCAGCGCTGCGGCTACAAGCCGCCTTGCGCTGAGCTGGGCGATGCCGGCGCCAGCGACCTTAAGCGCAGCAGGGACTAAGGGGTTCCCGCCGCCGCCGTCAACATCGCCCAGCCAGTTGCCGCCCCATTGACCGGACCATTGGCCATTGGCTGCCATGGCTTAGCTGCCGTCGAGGGTGGTGACCGTGCGAGTGCCGCCGCTGTAGCTGCCAGCAATGCGCGTCTTGGCTGTGTCTACTGCGCCCTTGAATTCAGGACTTGCGCCCTCCAGTCCGGTTGCATTACCTGCTGCATGGGCCAGCAGGATTCGGATAGCCTCTTTGAGCGACAGGTTACCCTCTACCGGCGCCTCTAGCACGGCGCCGGTTACACCATCTTGCGTGAGCGCGCCGCCGATTGATACCGACAACGCAGGGCGTATGCGCTTGCGCGGCTGGCTTGCCATCGTGCCAGTGCCGCCCGTAGTGAGGTCGAACGCACGCCCACGGTAAGGTCGCAGGGTTACAGCAGTGCCGATGGAAGTAATTCTACCGTGCCAACACCAGCGCCATCCCCCAAAGCCATCGACGTTGCGCCGGGGCCGTAAACAGCAAAGTTGGCAAAGGCTCCCGCTGGCATTACAGGTCGTCGTCCACAGTGAAAACCATCACCCAGCTAAAGCTGCCGACCGTGCTGCTGGTGATCTGCTGCATCGTGAAGCCTTCGCCTGGGCGCAGACGAAGTTCCTTAATCTCAGGCGACTCCATCATCAGGTTGTTGTACTGGGTCAGGTAGTTGGCGACGGCAGTATTGGCCGCATTCATTTCGTCCGATTGGGTAACGTAGGGAAACAGCAGTGGCCCATTGGTGACCGTTGCGCCCGTGGCGACGGTAATGCCCGCAGGCAGGGTGTTGTCTGTATCTACCAGTGCCGGTGTGATAGCTGTACCTGCGGATTGAACCGTGCTGCGGAACGCTGAAAATCTCAGTGCAACGCCAGTGACCGTAGCTAACTGGTTGTTGATCTGGAACAACTTACGCACCGCAACCATCTTCCCGCTACCCGCTGCGTTGAAGATACTGATGTGGTGCTTATTAGCAGCAAGCGCAACAGCGTCAGCAGTGGCGAAGAATGTCGGTAAAGCAGTTTGATAAACCGCTTGCTCATGCACAGTCTGCCCGAGAATGGTCTTTGTGCGTGTGCGGAGTTGCTTGCCCGTGCTGTCGGGGGGTAGTTGGATGAAGGTTTCAGCCATGAATCAATCCTCCGAAAAAAGAACCGTGCCAGCAGGGAAAATCGGCGTTGTGAGCGCCGACACAATGATGGGCTGGGTCAATGCACCGGAGTACAGAATCTGCCCCGTAGCAATCACGCTCACGCTGCCGTGCGTCCATGTCTCGGTGCCGACAAAACCAGATTCGACTTCTGGGAATGTGACTTGGGCCACGTTCTTGGCGCATGAGCCAGCAGCATTCAGCGTGCCGTTGGTGTCGCAGATTGCCCATCCCGTACCGTCGCGCACAACGGTCTGCGCCACATAGTTGACAGGTGTTGGCGCAGAAGTGGTTGATTCGCGCCGTATGCTGGCATTGCGACTGCGTTAAACACGAACTTTACGAAGTCGTTCTCGGTGGCGTTTGCCTTACTCATGGTTACTCCTAGATGATTCCAGCCGCACGGCCATCAGGCCCACGGACGATTTGTTTGGGACGGTTCATGTTGTCCAGTGCAGCGCGGAAACCGTCGATACTTGCTGCCAGTGCGTTGTTTATGTCGCCGCCCTGCTCTACGTTCTGTTGACTGCCTAGCTTTAGCTGCTCAATGTAGATTTGCGTCTGTGCGGCAAGTTCAGCCTTCCATTTCTCGAACTCCACCCGCTGCATTTCAGCCTGTGCGTCGTACTGCGCTTTCATCATCTCGCGCTGTGCATCACGCTCATCGTTAGAGCGTTGCAGTTCGAGATTGGCTTGCACTTCTTGCAGCTTGGCCTGTGCTTTCATCTGCTCAACCTGCATCTGCATCTGTGTCTCAGCCTGGAACTTCTGCACTTCCTGTTGCGATTGGGCTTGGAACTTCTGCACTTCTACCTGCGACTGTGCTTGTTGCTTCTGCTGATCGGCCTGAATCTTCATCTGCTCAATCTGGAGAGGCAAAGGCGGTTGCTGTGGCTGTGGAGGTAGCGTTGTCGGGTCTTGGATGAAGTTCTGTATGTCCTTAAACCCTGCGTTTTCCACCTGTTTAGCTGCTGTTGCGTACAGATGTTTCGGAGTGGCAAGGCCGAACTGCATACCCGCTGTTTGCATCTGCCAAATGCTCATTAGCTGCTGTGCTTGCGCCTGTTTGTCGCCTGTTCCGAGTCCGACATTAATCGTCATGTCGTACTGGTCGCGCCATTCGTTGGGGTCGTACTCTACGAACTCATCTCTAAGCCTAAATGCCAGCTTTTCCATGCCGCCATCAGTGAGAACCTTCAGAATGCCTTGGAAGATAGGCTTAACCAGCGTCTCAGCGATGATGCGTACAACCAACTCTGTTCGCTGTGCTGCTGCGCTTTGGTCGATTTGTCGGCCGGTTGCTGTGTTGTTCAGGCTGTCAGGGTTCAAGCCCATAGATGTACGGCTAACACCCGTACGGTTTTCCCGCATACCCTGCACATACTCCAGCATGGGCATGGAAGCGCCAGCACTGAAGGGGATTACCTGCTCCGTCACAGCGTTAATGTCGCGCTGTCGAATCACGCCACCCGCACGGCTGTCCAGCAAGTCATCAATGTTCGCCAACGGACTCCAGTTTGCGTCTGTGAGAACCTTTGTCCGTGGGTTGTTGGTCAGGTAGAGGTTGTTTAACGTCTGCCGTAGGAGTTCTGTGTGTAGCTTCTGAAGGTCAGAAACCACGTCCATATAACTCATTCCGTCCCAACGATGCGTGTTCAGAATAGGCGAGGAAGTAGCGATAGGAACGTGGCTAACAATCTCTTTCTTGAGAATCTTGTCCTTCAGGCGATAGACACACACTCGCTCTGCCACTCCATCCCCGTCAATGTCTGCCAGGACGAACTCTATGCGGAGCCATCCTTCAGCCATCGAATCGTCGTCGTAGTCCTCAGTATCAGAGAAGCTACTGCCGGTATCGTCGCTCTGGTTGACCTTGTTTAACCGGAACTCGCCATCGGCAGAGATTCCCGCTGTGTCAGATGCGCGAAGGTCTGCGGGGTCAACCTTGAACCCCATGTTTGTCAGTTCTGTGAGCGTTACAGGCATCA